GCCGGCATGAAGCAGGCCGAGATTGCGCAAGCCGTGGGATTAGCTTGGAAGAACACCGGTGTCGTTCTGACGACGACCGCGACCGAAAATCTCAAGTCGATTCTCGATCTGAAGAACATTCTCGGGAATATGGATGAAGCCAAGGCCCTCTTGCCCATCGTCACGAAGATCCAGGCTGTCATGGCTGCTTCTGGCGATAGCCGTCTCGCGCAGAACGCGCATGACATTGCCTTCAGCATGGCCAAGGCGCTCGATGTGATTGGGGCTGTCCGTAATCCGGCGGAAATGCAGAAGCAGGCTGAGATGATGTCGAAGGTGATCTCGGCCTTTCAGGGCCGGGTCACCCCGCAGATGTTCCAATCCGTCTTTACCTATGCGCGCCAGGCCAAGTTTGACCTCACCGATGAGTTCAAATACGAAATTCTTCCGTCTTTGATGTTAGAGATGGCAGGTAAATCTGGTGGTGGTGGCGGAAGCCGCGGCGTTGGCCCAATGTTGGCTGCCATGTACCGCATAACGAATCAGGGCTTTATCAATAAAAAGGCCGTGCCCGAATTGGAATCGCTTGGCCTGTTGAACGCATCCACCGTTCTAAATACGACGACCAGTGGTACAACGGCCGGTCATCTTAAGGATGCTGCGCTCGCTGCTGCAAACCCGTTCCGCTGGGTCAACGAAGTGCTCGTGCCGGCAATCCGGAAGAAATACGGCGAGGGCGTCACGGACGAATTTGTGCGCCAGAAGATCAATGAGGTGATGCGCGGCAATCAACTCGCGGCGTCGATGGCGGTGGAGTTCTTCACCAAGCAGAACAATTTCCTTCGCGACCAGAAGATCATTCAGGGCGCGCTTCCGTTCAACGAAGCCTACAATTCGGCGATCAATCGTGATCCTTATACCGCAATGCGCGCCTTCGATGCGCAATGGGAAAGTTTCAAGACAGCCCTGGGCAAAGACCTGGTACCGGTGATCATTCCGGCCATCCTCGGCGTTGCGAGAGCCTTGAACTATCTCACCGATGTCGTTCAACGGCATCCGACATTCGTCCAGAGCTTGATGATTTTCACCGCGACCCTTTCGGGTCTGCTGATGCTGGGGGGTGTTCTGCTCACAGGTGCGGCAGCGCTGCTCGGTTTCAAACTCGCGCTTGCCGCGCTCGGGCCGGTATTCATGATTGGCGGTGGTTGGCTCGCCCTCATTGTCATCGGTATCGCAGCTTTTGTGACGGCGGCTTATGAGGTCTACACACACTGGGCCCAGATCAAGCTCAAGCTGCTTACGATCTGGTATGAGTTCTACGATTGGCTTGGTGGTATGCTGGCCGATTTTCTCGGCCTTAAGGCCGCGGTACTCGGCGGGGTTCCGTCGACGGCAGCGCAAGTTGCCAGGCATGCTCTTCTCGGAAGTCTCGTACCGGCGCCAAGCTTTGGTGTCACGGGGATGGGTGCGACGGGCGTCAGTGCACCGCCATCGTCTAAGTCGATCACGATTGACAACAACATTCATCTGGATGGAAGGGTCATCGGGCAATCCACCTCTCAGTTTCTCTACGACGGCATGAATGTCGCTCCCGCGTCGGGCAGCGGATTCGACGGGCGTCTTTCGTACCTACCGTCCTCGCCATGATCGTCATCCTTACGCTCGGCGCCGTCATCTTTCAGGATTTCGAGATCCCGTCGAGCATACGGGGTGGTGGAAGTCAGCAGCTCGATATCAAGAAATTCCTCGGCGGAACGCGCACAATCGACGCGATGGGCCGCGACGAAGACCCTATCGCATGGTCCGGGCGCTTTCGTGGTAGTACGGCGGAAAGCCGCTGCCAGCAGCTCAACGGGATGCGCATCGTCGGTCAGCCGGTCGAATTGACATGGAGCAGTTTTCGTTACCAGGTCGTGATCGAGAAATTCACCTTCGACTACGAATCGCCGCTTGAAATTCCCTATCAAATCTCACTCTCAGTCCTTGTCGACCAGACCGTCCCGATCCCGAGCCTGCTTCAGACCATCGACGAAATATTCGGGACGAACCTCGCGACGGCGACCAATCTCGGCGCGGACGCAAATGTCGCGGGCGTCACAACAAGTCTTAATCAGTTGGAGACAACAGCCAGTACGATCCAGACGCTTTCGGGTTCGAACTCGGCTGTGCTGAGTGGCCTCACGCAGGACATTGTGTCTGCGCAGGGGGCGACGCAGACGGCCATCAACGTGGCAAGCGGGCAGGTGACGCCGGTAGCAGGGTCCGTCTTCGGCGGCACAGCGGGGCTTGCTCCGCAGACCATTGCGGCTAATGTGGCCGGGCAGGCGAGCGCATTTGCACGACTTGGAAGTCTCGTTCCTCTCAGCGATGTGCTGACGGTCATGAACAAGAACATCGGTGCGATTGGGCCATGATGCAAATCAACGTCGCGGGCGGAAATCTCTTTCAGCTCGCTCTGCAATATTTGGGTGACGCAACCCAATGGAATCGGATTGCTCTCGTCAACTTACCGACGCTCGCGCCAAATGGTGGCGTTCCCGATCCAGCTTTAGCCGGGCTTGTCACACTTAACATCCCTGATGTGAATCCGGATGCGGGAGGTGGTATCTATGTCCCTCCTGGACCTGACTAGCCCCCCGCCTACGGCGTCGCAGCTTAGGAAGCCCGTCCTCAGCGTTTTGCTGAATGGCTCGGTCGCGCTTCCGGCCTATGAAGCGGAGATTACGAACAACGCGCATTTCTCCGCGGACACGTTTCGGGTTTGCTGCGCGCTGTCGGCGATGCCCGCGGAATTTAGGGCTTCCTACTGGTCGGATTCGGCCGGCGATCAAGTGCAAATCTCAATGGGCGTGCAGGCGAGCAATTCCCTCCCCTTCATCCTCGGGCAGGTGGATAACGTCGAAATCGATATGGTGCGGCAGGTTCTCACGCTCACGGGGCGGGATTTGTCGGCAAAGTTCATCGATGCGAAGACAACGGAGAAGTTCCCGAACCTCACTTCGTCGAACATTGTCGCGCAGATCGTCGCCAAGCATCCCGGCATGACGGGAAATATCGCACCGACCACGACAAAAGTCGGGACGTTCTACGACCAAGACCACGTGACTTTAACCCGCGAACAGTCGGAATGGGATCTGCTGGTTTTCCTCGCTCAGCATGAGGGATTTGACGTCTGGGTTTCAGGGAATACGCTCAATTTCCAGCCATCGATCAACCTGAATAGCGGAAGCCCGTACGTCTTGATCTACAGTGACGCAGGGACGGGGGGAGCCGGGAAGTTCGCGAGTTTCACCGATCTCAAGATGAACCGCGCACAAACGCTCGCGAAGGATGTGATCGTGATCGTGCGAAGCTGGAATCAGATTCAGCAGGCTGCGTTTCAAGTAACGTACAAACGCACGCAGGCGGCGAAAGGCCAGCGCGCGGGCGGAGTGGCGCAAACCTACAGCTTCACCGTGCCAAACCTCACGAAGGAGCAGGCGCTCAATTATGCGACTCAGAAGGCCGAGGAAATCACGCGGAGCGAACGGGTGATAACGGCTGAGTTGGCCGGTGACAATACGCTGACAATGCGTACGCCAGTGCAGCTTGTCGGTACAGGAACGGCTTACGACCAGAAGTATTACCTGGACAGCATCACGAGGACAGTCAGTTTTGAAAGATACAGGATGAAACTGCGGGCGAAGAATCACAGCGCACAATCGACAACGATTCTATGACAGACGGGCTGCTCAACATCATTCGCCGGGAATCCGCTCGCGTCCACGCGCAGCAGGCCAATACCCGTATGGGCGTCGTTACGAGTTACGACCCTAATCAATATGCGGCCAAGGTGTTGCTGCAGCCGGAAGGAATCGAGACAGGTTTTCTTCCGGTCGCGACGGAGTGGGTTGGAAACGGGTGGGGCCTTTTCTGCCCGCCGACAGCCGGCGATGTGGTGGACGTGCATTTTCAGGAGTGGGGTAAGAACGCGGGCTATATCAGCAAGCGCTTTTACAGTTCGGTCACGCAGCCTTTACCGGTTCAATCCGGCGAATTCTGGCTGGTTCATAAAAGTGGCAGCTTCATCAAGCTGACCAACGACATGAAGATTCTGTTGAATTCAGTCGGCGATTTGGACGCGACGGTTGGTGGCGCGACGAATCTGACATCGGCGGGCGACGTAACGATGACGACGCCCAATCTGATCGTGAACGGCAATATCATCGCGACCGGCGATATTACGGATCAAAGTGCAACGACAAACGAAAGCATGCAGCAAATGCGCGCGAAATACAATTCGCACGTCCATCCCGGCATCCAACCGGGACCTAGCGATACCGGCTTACCAAATCCAACAATGTAGGTAGATGATGGTCGACCTCTATCACTATGTCGGCGGCGATCTGCAGCTGGATTCGAGTGGCGATCTACAGACGGTCGACTCAGTGCAAGAAAGCCAGCAGCGGATTCTCCGGAGGTTGCTCACCAATCCTCGAGATTATTGGTGGCATCCCGAATATGGTGCAGGCCTGCCGGCATGGATTGGACAAGTCATCGATGAGGTAGCGATGACGACGCTTATCAAGGCGCAGATGTATCTCGAAGAGTCGGTCGTGCAGAGCCCGCAGCCGCAGGTCGAATTCGAATCTTTCCCTGACGGCCTGAGCGCGCTGATTCAATATGTCGAGCGCGACAGTAATCAATCAACGAGCCTCAGTTTCTCAGCGACGCTTTAGGGACGAACCATGGCAAGCATCCAAAGTCTGGATTTTACGACGCTCGTCCAGAACATGGTCACGTCGGCTCAGGCGCGTGCGACGAAGCCCCTGAATTTGAAGATAGGGTCAGTTCTACGGGCAATTCTCGAATCGGTCGCAGCGGTGGTTCTGTGGCTTCAGGCGCAGATTGCTTACGTCCTGACGATCACCCGCGCGGCGACATCCAACGGTCCGGACCTCGATTCATTCGTTAACGATTTCGGGATGGAGCGCATTGCAGCGGTGGCTGCGACGGGACAACTCACTTTCGCCCGGTTTTCATCGACGGCGCAGGCTGTGGTTCCGATTAACGCGCCCGTCCAGACCGAAGACGGAACAGAGAATTTCTTCGTGACGCTCGACACGACGAATTCGAATTACAGCTCTCTCCTGAATGGGTATGTGCTCAACTCAGGGATTTCAAGCATCAATGTCCCGACACAAACCGTGACACCTGGGTCTGGTGGAAACGTGTTGGCAAATACGATTTCGGTCATAACGTCGCCGATCACTGGCGTGGATACTGTAACGAATGCTGCAGCTTATACGAATGGTCTTGATGCTGAAACGGACCCCGCGCTACGCGCGCGCTTCGTGATGTTCATCAATTCGCTTTCGAAGGCCATCCTGACAGCCATCGCCTTTGCCATCGTGTCGGCGCGTCAGGGACTCTTCTTCACACTCACCGAGAATTACGCTTACAACGGCACGTATCAACCTGGATTTTTCTACGCGGTGATTGATGACGGAACCGGAACACCTTCCACGCCGACCCTGAATACCGTAGGAGCCGCCATCGAGGCGGTGCGCGGGTTCACAATTCAATATGGGGTGTTTCCTCCTATTGTGCTTACCGCCAACGTGGGCATGACTATCGCCTCGGCGGCGGGATTCGATCACAATACTGTCGCGGCGAATGTGAGTCTCGCCCTCGCGAATTTTATTAACGGACTAAAGCTAGGTACAAGCCCCTTCCCTACACACAGCTCGCTGCCGTGGCCTATGGCGTGGCCGGCGTGCAGAACGTCACTGATGTGACGCTCAACAGCGGCACTTCTGACGTGACAGCAACCCCGAAGAATGTCATAAAGGCGGGTGTCGTCACCGTTTCGTAGAGCCAGCCTCATGTTCGCCAAAGCCTATGCGCTGATTCTCACAGGCAACGGAGCGCAAATTGAGCACCGGTGATCCCGACGATATGCAAGCCCGGTTGAAATCGGGCCTGCCGAAGGGCTGGTTTCCGGACGTGTCACCGGTTCGCGACACGCTTTCGAGCGGCCTCGCTTACGCCTTATCGCTTGGCTACAGCCTGATCGCCTACGCGAAGCTCCAGACCCGCATCAAGAGCGCGGTCGACGGCTTCCTTGATTTGGTTTCGTTCGACTATTTCGGGCTCAATCTTCTTCGGCGCTCGAGCGAGAACGATACGCAGTATCGTGCGCGCATCCTTCTCAATCTTCTTCGCGAAAAGGCGACACGCAACGGCGTCATCAAGGCGCTTACCGATCTGACGGGAAACATTCCCCGCGTGTTCGAGCCATGGCGTCCTCTTGATTGTGGCGCATTAAATGAAAACATCTGCGGGCTGAACATGGCAGGTGGGTTGGGGTCGCTTGTAGTGCCATACCAAGGATTCATCACCGCGTACAGACCGTTAGGCCAAGGCATTCCATTTATCGCCGGGTTGAATTCGCCGCTGGGAGCTTTGAATGTTGGCAGTCAAGGGGAAGTGGCAAGCCTTTCTTTGGTGGCCGGGACAGTGACAGACGCAGATATCTATGCAGCGGTTGCCGACGCAAAAGTCGAAGGCACTATCGCATGGATGCAAATAGAGAATCCATCTTGATATCTAAACGGGGAGACTAGCTTGGATAGACTGATCGCCTATATTGGGCAAATTCCGCTCGATACTATGTTCCTCATCCCGGACAAGAACGCCATGGTCAGCGATGGCTGGGTCGCACAGGGAATTCTGGGAACAGGCACACTCTTTAGCGGCCTCGGCTGCACGCCAACAAGCCCGGCCGGGATGACGGTCAACGTCGCTCCGGGATCGGTTTTGTCTCAGCAGAACATAGACAACTCGGCCTATGGTTCGCTGACCTCCGACACGACCCACCAGATCATGAAGGTCGGGATCAATCCGGGTACGCTCAACTTCTCATGCCCCGCTCCCGCGACCAGCGGACAATCGGTGGTCTATCTCATCGAAGCAGCGTTCGTCGAAGAGGATACAGGAGCTACGGTTCTTCCCTACTACAACGCAGCGAATCCGGCGACACCTTGGTCCGGGCCGAATAATACAGGTGTCTCGCAAAACACGCTGCGCCAGAACATCTGCAGCGTTCAAGTCAAGGTTGGCGTTCCCGCGACCACCGGAACGCAAACAACACCTGCGCCCGACACCGGATATACGGGTCTTTGGACCGTGACCGTCGCCAATGGGCAGACCACGATCACATCTGGAAACATTTCTCAGGTCGGTGATGCTCCTTTCATAAGCGAGACTCTAACGCAGAAAATCAGTCAGACGACCGCCGATGGGCGCTATGCGCAGATCACCGCCGTTCAAAACAACGCACTTGAATCCGGAATCGATTCAAGCGGGTCGGCAAACACGATCTCCCTGAGCCTTTCCCCTGCACCGTCCGTGCTCGTGCAAAACATGACGGTTGTAGTCACAGTCGCTAACAACAATACAGGTCCAACAACGCTCAACCTCAACGGACTTGGCGCGAAGAACGTTACCCGCAACGGCAATGCGTTGACCGGTGGCGAGATGCTTGCTGGACAGAATTACCAGTTCTCCTACAACGGCACATCGTGGAACATGATGTCGCCCGCCGCGAATGCCGCACAAATTTACAACGGCACAGCCTCAACTACAGGAAGCGCCAACGCGCAAGTTCTCGCCTCGGTCACGCCCGGCGGTTTCAGTTTGCAATATGGTGTTGTCGTCACCTTCACCGCAGGGAACACAAATACCGGAGCGACCACAATCAACGTCGATAGCAGCGGCGCGATCACAATCAAAAAGAAGGGTTCGTCGGGAGGACTTGTTGATCTTGCTGCTTCCGACCTGACTTCAACCGAGATTTACCAAATTATTTATGACGGCACCTACTGGGAATTGAATTCACAGTCTTTTCCGCCGTCCAGCACCTTCTTCCAGGTCGCGAACAACTTGTCCGAAGGAATTCCGGCGACGATGCGAGGCAGCCTTGGATTGGGTAGCGCGGCGCTTCTCAATGCGTCGGGCGTCCTTCAGCCATCGAACGATCTGTCCGAGGTAGCTAGTCCGCCCGCGGCGCTCTCGAACCTCGGGGGACTTGCGAAGTCGGCGAATTTGTCAGACCTCGCATCTGTTGTTGCGGCCCTCGGCAATCTCGGCTTCGCATCGGGGACAGATTCCTTCACGATTCCCAACCCCGGAGATCCGACGAAACCGTGGCTTATCCAGTTCGGTTCGACCGGCCCGATAGCTGGTCTAAGCACATCGACTACCGTCACCTTTCCGACGCCTTATCCGAACAGCGTCCTATCTGTTCTTCTCCTCAAGGTCATTAGCTCGGGTGGGGGTGCTGCAAACGATGCTATCAATCTCTATGGAGCGGCGACGACCTCAGGCTTCACCATCGCCAATGGTGGAACGGCCGCGATAAGCACGTTTTGGGTATCAATCGGGAAATAACGAAACATGAACAGCGGAAAAACGGAAATGAAAATCAATCCCTGGATCGGTCTACTGATTGTTCTCTGGTGTCTGTTCGCGAATCCGGCGCACGCCACCGATACGCCGATCAGCCAGATGACCAACGGCGGATTGGTTCAGCCAGGGGACATGATCCCGGTCGCGCGCTGCGGTTATTCAGGATGCAATTACCGCGTCACCATCGGTCCGATTGCTCCACTCAATATCGGCGGTGGCCTCGCGAATTCGAGCGGCAACCTCGTTATCGTTGCACCGACGCTCTCGACGCTCGGCGGCGTCTACGCTCTCGCCGGGCCAACCTCGCACCAATTTCTCACCTATATTGATAACGCCGGCACCCAGCACCTGGCGCAGCCTGCTGCTTCGGACATCAGCGGCCTCGCGGCCGTGGCGACCAGCGGAAGCGCCTCCGATCTGACCACGGGCATTGTTTCAGCAACCCTCTTGCCAGCCTTCTCAGGCGATTTCACGACATCCCCGGGCAGCTCAGTGGCCACTCTCGCTACGGTTAATTCGTCGCCGGGAAGCTACGGCGACACCTCGCACGTTGCCACCTACACGGTCGATGGCAAAGGTCGGGTAACAGCTTCGGGCGTTGCGACCATCACACCAACCTCGATAGGCGCCGTTCCCTCGACCGGGACGAAAACCGTGGCTGGCGGCACGACCTTCACCGGCCCGATCATCATCACCGAAAATGCAACCACGCTTCCCGCGATGCAAACCGGGACGCTTTTGCAGATCGGCAACGCGGATGGAACGCCTACGCGACTTCAGCTGAATAGTTACGGCTCCGCTTCATTTTTTAGCGGCATCCGCGCGGACGGGACCAATGCATCACCGACTGCGGTTCAATCCGGCGATGAACTTGCGAGCCTCAACGCATGGGGATACAACGGGACCGCCGTGGTCGGCCCGCAGGCTGCCTACCGCGAATACGCTGCACAGCCTTGGTCTGTTGGTGCGAACGGCACTTATCTGTCCCTTGCCACGACCGCGAACGGCAGCACTACTCTGACGGAGCGCCTGCGCGTCGAGAATGATGGCGGCATAACCGTTCCGTCAACCGTGACGGGCGGCGATAAAGGTGCAGGCACAATCAACGTGACGAACGGTTATATTCAGGGATCTCAAATATGGTCCCAGAGCACGCCACTCGCAGGCTTCTCCTCAACGACAGGAACTCTTACCAGCGGTGACACCATTTTCACAGCTATCGAGAAGCTTTACGGCAACGCGCAGGCGCTTGTCGTCAATCTCGCCAACCAAGTAACGGGGCTGCTTGCTGTCGTCAACGGCGGCAGCGGCCAGAGTCTGTTTCCCGAAGCAACGAAACACAAGCCGATTGTCGGCGTGATCGGGCATAGCTACGCAGGTAACTTCACGCTCGCCAACAACGTGGCCACGGCTTCGGCGACGGGCGGCGTCGTGACAATCACTACCGATTACGCCTTGAGCGCCACGAATGGTTGGACGGTCAAATTGCAAGGCTGCGGCGCGCCCTTCGATATCGAGACGGCGAAACTTACCTCCGTCACCAACAATACAAACGGCTCGACTTATACTTACGCCATTACCGATACTGGCACCTACAGTACGGTGCATTTCGGTGTAACGACCGGCGTATATTGCACGCTATATCTTACGGGCGGAAATTCGACATTCAGTGGTATGAACTCGCTGAACTACGTCGACCTCGCGAATAGCTGGATGGGGGACGTATTCGACATGCCGCGCTCGTACATTCTCTTCTCGTACGGCGGCGACATTCAGCCGACCTACGCGGACGATCCGGGCTTCGTCAACCAAGCCCTGCGCATGGCGGCCAAGAATCCACTGCCCAGCGTAGTGGTCGTCGATTACGGCGTTAACGCCTGCGGCGGTGTCGCGACCATCGCCAGTCTTATGGCGACCGTACAGCAAGGCGTCGCCATCCTTAACACCTTCACGCACGATGTCATCTTCGTCGCGCCGCGGCCGGACGGTCTCGGCACCCTCACGCTTAACCAGAGGTGCTCCGCTCTCACCAACGCGCTTGAGACGGGTGCCGCGCAGGGCAAGTGGTACGTCATGGATAGTCGTCAACGGTTGTCGGACATTAGCTCCACGACCGGAGCTATGCTGTCGCAGTACACGACCGACAGCGTACACCTCAACGGCAACGGTGCCGTACAGGACGCATACCAATTCATGCAAGAGTTTAGTTGGATGTTCCCCAACGCCTTCGTGAGCTATGCGTCGCAGACCGACCCGTATAACGTCACCAATAATCCGCAAGGTGATATTGGCCCCGGTCTCATGAAAACGACCGCGAGCAGTATCAGTGTCACCAGCACCCCCACTGCAATTGGAAATTACAAAGTCACGCTGCTAGGCGCGGGTACGGGCGGCGCGAACGCCATCATTCAGGGGCGCACCGATACCTTCCCCGAAGGCACCGTAGTACCAGGCTATGAACTGGTGATCTCGTTTCCGTCAGGAACAGGTGATCGACATGTCCAGGTACAGGAGGGAAACGGATCACTGACCGCCGCTGGCCCCGGCCACTCGGGCACCGTGTACCCCGCGGGCGCTGGTTTGTTTGCCCGCATGTCATGGTCGCTCGATGCGACAAGCCTTGCGAACCTCGCCGGTTTCCAATTCTACGAGCCGGGTTGCGCCATGCAGGAAGTTGGCGCGACGACCAACCAATGGGCAGCCGCGCTTAACGATGCCGGCGACGTGAGTAACTGGTTCGCGACAAGCGGCGTCGTCACGACGAATTGGATTACGGCCCAGGCTGGGACCATCTCGACCTACGTTGCTACTTCATGCAGCGTTGGCATCAGCGGCGCAAACTCCGGCACTGTCAGCGTACACATTAAGTACATTGGCACCTACATGAATAACGGATATCAACCAAGGGTGTTCTAACTGATGAGACGCCTCAGCCTCTTCAACCATGAGAAGCGGATCGCCGCAATCGAGGGCGCGCTCGAGAACCAGGTGTGGCTATGGGTCGGAATTTCGGTTCTGGCCATTGCCGTTCTCTTCCTTGCCTATGTGATAGCGTTCGGGAGATTTCCATGATCGACAGTTTCTGGCTCGCGGTCGCTTCGGGTTGTACTGTACTGGCCGTGAGCGGCATTTTTGTGATCCTGTGGTGGTTCATACGTCAGAAAATCGCGGATATGTCGAGAGGAATGGATGGGCTTACAGCGGCGATTACAAAGCTGCAAAACGATTTCGGAATGCAGATCGCCACCGTGCAGCGGGAGATGGCGAAGGATCAAAAGGAAAGTGAAGCTCGTTTCACAGCGGCCCTCAAGGAATCCGACAACCGTTTCTACGCTTATAGCGCTCGCGTTTCGGAAGTGGCCGAGGGGCAGCTCAAGATGGAGCTGCGCATTCACACGGAGTTCATGAGGACCGAGACGTTTAAAGAAACGTTCAGCGACTTCCGAACCGAAATTAAATCGGCCGTTGAAAAGGTAGAGCACCAGCTCGAGAAGGGACTCGACAAGCTCGACAAGAGCCTGCAAACGAGGGCTTGAACCCTCGCCGCTTTTGTGGCAGCTTATGGTGGCAATATCGATTTTTCCCGACAGACAAACCCCCACAAAAGGAACATCCCATGGACGGCGATCAGGCGGAAAGGTGGAAGCCGGTCGTCGGGTGGGAGACGTTTTATCTCGTTAGCGATTGTGGCAACGTCAGAAGTCTCCCGAGAAGCGTGGCCGGGAGCAAAAAAGGCATAAGGGAACTTCAGGGCCAGCGATTGACGCTTAGTAGGCGGACAGATGGCTATCTATACGTTCGCCTATGCAACGGTACTCATATTCATAAGCGAATACACGTCTTAGTCTGCGAAGCATTCAATGGCATTCGCCCATCGGAACAGCACCAAGTGGCACACTATGACGGCGACAAGGCTAATAATCGTGCGACGAACCTGCGCTGGGCAACGCGTAGTGAGAACATGCAGGACTGCTTTCGACACGGAACGATGAAGAGAGGCGAAGAGTCGCACGCAGCAAAGGTGACGCTTCAAGATGTTGTGCACATAAGGGAATTAAGGTTGATGGGCTTCCGTGTCAACAATATCGCCATTTTGTGGGGCATACGCAGACAACGAGTAGGCGCAATTGCCAACGGAAGAGCATGGGTTTCACCACCGTCGGTGGTGGCTTAACAAAAGGGAGAAAGCAAATGTCAGATCAAGGTGCATTGAACAAGTTCGAACATGGCGAATGGGCCGCGGGCTTTCACGATATCGTCGTGAGCGTCGACAATCTATTTAACACGGTCAAGACCGATGCGGAGCAGGACGCGGCGCTCGCGCTCAAGACCTTCGTTTCCCAGTTCGCAACCCCGTTTGGTCAGCAAGCGTTGGCTCTCGCCGGCACGGTTCTCACGGACGTAACGGAGGGCCAGACCGTTCCTCAGATCGCCGCGAGCGTCACGCCTCAAATCTCCCAGGACATTCTCACCGATGCCGAGAGCGCGGGCGTCGATACGGCGCAGGTCGTGCTCAACGCTGCGCGCGTGCAGCTGTCGAACGCGGTGAATGCACCGGCGTCAGCGGCCGCGGCTCCTGCCGAACCGACACCTACACCTGGTCTATAGGCCGTGTGGGCGCTCATCGGCCCCTACCTCATAAAGTTCGGCATCAGCCTCGCGATCACGCTGCTCGAAAAGAGCGGCGTGATTAGCGGTTTTGAAGCGGACGGAGTTCGGGCCGGCACTCACGTCCTCCAGGCTGTCGAGAACGTCCACACCTTCTCGAACAACGACCAGCTACATCCCTCCCAAAGCGACTTTCCGGAAGGCAGAAACGGTGGAGAGACTCAGTGACCGCGCGCAGCGACCTCCTTGTTGGGCTGCTGATCGGATTTCTGCTCGGATTTCTGTTTTGGGCTTGCGTGGTGTGCGGCCTGATCGCTGCCCCGGCTGACGCCCCCTTTCCTGACGGCATTGCACTCGACGCCCCCAATGACCAGTGACACCGACCAATTCAGCGACCAAGAGATCCTCGCCATGACAGCCGTCGGCGAATCCGACGATCTCGGGGCGGAGGGAATGACCGAGACTATTTGCACAGTAATAAATAGGGCGAAGGCAAATCTAAAATGGATGGGGGGAAGCAATGTCCGATACGTCTGTCTTGCGCACGATCAATACGACGTCTGGTGGCCGGCGACAGGTAATGACGACCGGCAACGTGTCCTCGATATTGCCGCGAAAAACCCCTCCTACGGACCTTACGTTACTGCACTTGGCATTGCTGCACGCGCAGTTGCTGGCGATCTGCCTGACGTTACAAACGGCGCTGTGTCTTACTACGACAGCGATGAATGCGCTCCGCCTGCCT